ACGTAAACTTTTCCGGTTGTTGTCGATATCTCCCTATCCCTCAACCGGAAAATAATAATACTAAAGTGCTTAGCCCTGCTAATAATCACCTAATCCAAACGCCTCATTCATGTTCTGGTACAGTCGCTCAAATGTACTTCAGATGCGCGGTTCGCTGATTTCCAGGACATTGTCGTCATTCAGCGACCTGTCCCGTGTATCACGGTCCTGCGAATTCATCAAGGAATGCATTGCGGAGTGAAGTATCGAGTCACGCCATATTTCGCTATCAGGATTCTGTGTGATGGTTACATCGCCCGGCCCAGGGCTGTTTAGTCATCAGCGCTTTCTGACAGTGCTGAGATTTCAACCTGTTGCAGTAAAAATGAGTAGATATAAGGCAAGTGTGCTGCCAAACCTATCTTTTACGGGGTGAAGGTAGATTTCGTTTGAAGGGTATCTGGTGTCCCCTGCAGACATCTACTTCAAGCAGCAGGGGATTGATTGGAATGGTGTTTTTTAGATGTGAGAAATATTTTACCCGCTATTTTACCCATTAGCGCGGCTTAAGAGCTTATTTTTGAATTCACAATGGTCACGATATAACCATCTTGCTCGCCCGTGGATAACTTTGGCTTTTGGCAGGTCGCCGGACTTAATCCGGTCGTAGATGAAGGTTTTACCGAAGCCAGTATCAGCCATGATGAATTTCAGATCAACCAGTGAATCAGGCTGTAGTTCGTGTTGCATGAGTGCTATCTCCGAATAGGGAATCGAACCTGCAAATCAGGCAATAAAAAACCGCATTGATGCGGCGATGGTAGGTCTGGATATCTTGAGAAATGAACAGGCCTCATCGAGTGTGAGGCTGTGGTTAGTCCTTGCGTAGCTCGCTGATTCTTCTGTAAGTCTCTGGTGCTTTGTTTCCGTGTATCTTCATTTCAGACTTCAACAGAGCAACGAGGGGATCCCATTCGTTGAGGATGCCTTTGAATGCCGGAACGCGCTTTGCAACCTTGTCGAATGAATCTCTGATTTCTGGAATCTGCTCGACAAGTGCAACGCATCGCCGGAAATCTGCTGCGTCATGTGGAGCGCCGAAGTGATGACCATAGATATTCTTTTTCAGTCCACATGCGATTGAGGCAAGAGTTGCGCTACTGATGCCTACATCACCAGTTGATTGCCATTTCAAAACCTTCATAGCCAAATCTGACATTTCTTGTCTCCAATAAAAAACCGCCATCAGGCGTCTTGGTGTTCTTTCAGTTCTTCAATTCGAATATTGGTTACGTCTGCATGCGCTATCTGCGCCCATATCATCCAGTGGTCATAGCAGTCATTGATGTTCTCTGCTTCGATAACTCTGTTGAATGGTTCTCCATTCCATTCTCCTGTGACTCGGAAGTGCATTTATCATCTCCATAAAACAAAACTCGCCGTAGCGAGTTCAGATAAAAGAAATCCATCAATTGGTTAGGGTTTTTGTAATTCTACGAATTATGTTGTTTTTTAGCTTCAGCTTTCCATTCATCAAAGGCAGTGTCTTTGTTCATGGTGCTGATATTGATCTTACGGTCAATATCATATACACGCCACTCACCGTTAGGCCTCTCTTCGCATCTAACTAAGTATGAATTGCCATTAATATCTATGCGTCTGTCTATTTGCATGAACATTTTCAATTTTCGAATCCTCTTTAATATGCATTTTTTGCTATTTCAGTAGTTTACTATTGATGAGGCGTTATTATACACACTTCATTAATGCAAGCATCTTTATGCTATGCTACTAATTTATCAATTGATATTCACCTTTATCGCGTATACCTTTACCGGATTCTCACCAAAGTGCGGATGCGTTATTACCTTGATTTCATATCCGTCATACGGAACATCAATTCTGCGGCTGGAATCGTCGCGCTTCGGATATCCCTTTGTGATAATCAGGCGGTCATATTCCCGGAACATAATTCGCTTATTCCAGTAGTCATTACACAGGCGATACTCTTCCGTTTTCTCCCCGCGAATCATGGCATCGAAGTATTCACCTTTGACGGCAAGTTGCAGGTTAGCCACGACCTTCCTCCTTTGGCTTGTGAATTTGTATCGTCATGCCGCTTTGAGTGGTGACTACAATGACAGAACCAGCCTGAAGGCTGTTAAGATTGAATGCTTCGTAAAACGAATCCAATGCCAGTGCTTTTTTATTCTTCCGGTTCCACCAACGCCATCCCTTGCTACAGGCTACACTGACAATCCACTGTCCACTCCTGTAAGCCATATAAAACCAGATGAGCAAAACCTGAAGGAAGGCTATCCAGTCAATAATCGTATATTTCGCGAAGGCGTCCATTACTTCACCTCCTGCGGAGTAGCCTTTACAAGCACTGGTGTAAATCCATCTTCATTAAGGTTATGAATATAGACTTCTGTTCTCCTGCGCTCTTCAACGTTTAATATTGTTTCTGGATCATAAACCCATACTTTCATTCGACTATTCCATGAAGAAATCGCTTCAGATCTAGTTCGTTTTTCTGGTCCTTGGGCACCACATTTGCATGACACATAGCGCATTTTCCCTCTGATACTGAATGAGTATCCGATGTTAAGCACAGTGGAACCACAGAATGGGCAGCGATATAGATTCATAAATCATCCACCTTAGGCGCAGCTGAGACAGCAACATTCCAGAACTCAGAAAACATATTGTATGCACCAGATAGATTGGAAGTGGCATACCCTCCAAGCTCACTTCTAATCTGAACGGCTCTCATCATTTCCGGGGTTAACTCCTTCGGCACCATAACCCAACCATCCGGAATGACCGGAGAGTTGCCATTTATATCGAAGTTTGGCTCTGCGTCCTGAACCAGGAGGATGTAACCATTCTTGGCAGTATCAAGTTCTAACGCCTCGGTGACGGTGCCGAAATAGCGATTACCTAAATCAGCATCACAAGTGCTTACATCAATGGAAACTTCCATACCCTCGATTAATTCTGGCAAGTTGTAAGTCTGGCTTACAGGTTCTGCACTATCAGCTTCGCGCCGCTTCTGTAGCTCTGCTGCCATTGCTCTCACGACTTCAACTGGTGCCCTTGCAGCAAACTCTATGTTGGTGATCAGCTCATTAAGATATTGCTCGCTGGGATACTGTTTCTTATTGGTAATAGTGGTCATGTGTTAATCCTCAAAACTTTATGCCCGGGCGCAAAAGTACGTGTTTTGTCTTTGCTTATTCGCCACCCGTCTTTACGGGCCTCTTTTGCACAACCAGACCATGACGTACCGATATACTCACCGAAGTCTGGCACTGGATATACACCTTCCGTACACTGGCGACAATCACAATAGAGATGCATGGTGTAACTTGCGGCAATAGCCATATCAGTCTCCTTTGATGCGAATACCAGCAAGCCAGTTTCTTATGCCGATATATTCAGCGTTCCTGAAACCGCTTTTTACATATATAAATGGCAAGCGAAGATTGTGACCATTGGCTGCCAGGTAGTCTTTACAACCCTGTTCGGTGAAACAGCAGGTAACGAATTCATCAATATCTTTCACAGCAACGCGCCGCCATTTTTCTGGTGGCTCCCGAAAGTTTTCATGAAGTAGTTCGAGACGACGACTTTGGAGTTTATTGGCTTCATTGCCATCTTCATCAACCCAGACAATCCGGTCATAGTCATAATCAGCATCAACAACGATTTCGCGCTTTTGATACACACAAAACATAGGATCTGACGTTATTCGATTATCCTGTGTTCGAATATTTTCACCGATGATGCCAAACGAATCTGGTGCAGATTTTGTCTGCATCTCTTCGATACGTTCAGCCATCGCAGCACACTCTTCAAAGTTGCTTAATGCTTTTCGCTCCCATTCGGCGCATTGTTTTTCCAGTTCTGCTATGTGCTTACTTCCATCTGCGATTACTCCCTCGTAATACTCGCGTTGTTCATTGAGTTTTGCTCTCACCTCCTCAAGCTCAACGCGCAGCCTCCCTGCCGTTAGCGCAATATCCTCGTTCTCCTGGTCGCGGCGTTTGATGTATTGCTGGTTTCTTTCCCGTTCTTCCAGAAGCGCCAGCACAATATGTGGCGTTATCAAGGACTTAAATTCGTCAACAGCTTGTTCGCCTCGCTTGTAATTCTTAATCCCACCTAAATTTTTCGCGTTCTGTGCCGCCTCACGCAGTGCCTGATAGTCAATCTCGCTCACTGGTTGCCTCCTTTGCTCGCTGATTCCACTCTGCTCTAACCTCTGAATAAAAAATCGCGCAGTCATTTCCAGGCGCTGCATATTTGCTACCAGATTGAGCGCGACACGTACCGCATCGAACGAAATAGAATCGACCGCCAGAGCCATATTCAGGGTGATCTGCTTCGCTGGCAACGTGCGCTGCGCCGCCACAGAATGGACATGGTAGTAGGTTGCTCATGAATGCACTCCCTCGTGAAGCTGTTCCGCACAATGCAGCAGGGCGTCAGTCGCCTCTTTCACCGTAACGCAGTCGCCATCGTCCAGCCCGGACACCGACGCGTGCTTAACGAACGCCGCGCAAAGGTCATCAAAAGCCTTAGCCCGGACTTCAGCCAGGAAAGCATCGGTGGCTGGGGTGTCTGATTGCATAGACTTTGCGCGATAGTCATTCCACCCTCTTGCATACATGGGATTAACTTGCACTCCATCTTTTACGCAATATGCCTGCCCTCCACGGTTGATAACCTTGATTTCGTCCATAGCGCCAGACTTCAGCCCCGCATTCTCCGCAGCCAGCGCCGCGCATTTAGCTTCAAGTTCAGCAAATTTACGCACCAGATATTCAGCGTTTGTTTCGTTAACCTTTAAATCTCGTGGGATGCATTTACCTTTCAGAAAACCATCCATCTCAATTAGTGTCATTTGTTTCATTTTTTTCCACTCCGCCACATCGCATTCAGATATTTGTTGTCATTAACAGAACCGAAACTCTTTCTTTTAAGCAATTCCTCTCTCGATGGCATTGGCTTTACGCGTTGGCGAATAATCATTTCTGCCGGAAGAATGCCGGGATTGTATGCAAGTCCTCTCATGGAAAATTCCTCAGTCATTACTGATAGCGCCATAGCGTGAGCGGTAATTACGCAGGCGCGGGTCGATATATTCAGGGAAGTGGGTATATGTGGCTTTGCGGAATGGTCGGATTGATGTCTGGTAAATTCGCTCGCGTTCTTCTTTCTCTGCAAGCCATATACAATGGCGAAATTCCTTTTCCTCTTTCGTTTCCTGCGGTAGCGACATTATCCGATCGTAGTTTTTTCTGAATTTATCCAGCACCTCCGATACGGAATTGCCGGAACAGCGGCGCGCGTCGTCCGCACCATACAGAGGCGCTGGCATAATGGAATCCTTATGTTGCTACTTTAGAAGGGAATTGAATCGTCGTATTCAGGATGATTTTGATGATTGCTACTTAGCTGCTGTTGGCTGTTTCCTGAAGTTGCAAATCCAATCTTTGCATTCAGTAATTCAAGAGTGATTGATTGACCATTTTGCCCCTGATAAACATCAACCCTGATGTTTTCTCCGGTAATTTCTACAATGCCACCTTCAACAAGAACACTACGGTAGTAATCCGCTTGCGCTCCCGGCTTGGCAAATACAACGGCGCTGTAGTTTGTCCATTCTTTCTTTTTTGTCTGGCGATCGTAATACTGAACGCCAGCACGGATGTTGAATCCGATATTTTCCCCGGTCTGAAACTCTCTTGCGGGCTTGTTTAGTCTTACAGTAATCGAATGTGCCATTAAGCAGCAGCTCCTTCTAATTCGTCTCGTCTGATGTTGTAAACGTCCTGCGCTTTGTGCTGCTCCGGTGTGCCTTCGAGCATCTTCCACGCTTTGGCGAACGCCTGTTTAAGCTCTTCTACGGTGTTTTTCTGCATTGCTGCGTCAGTGAATGCTTTTAGAACCTGTTCAGGTGTAGGTGATGGTTTTGATTGCTTTGCTGCTGCGTTCTGCTGATGTTTATGCTCGTCGGTATCTGCATCTTTCGCATCATCAATGCCGAATAAACCATTGAGGCAATACTTGCGTGCATAAGAGCTTGTAGCTCCCGTAACTTGTGCAGAATCCATTCCTTTCTTGCTTTCTTCCTCTCGTGCAAGAGCGGTTGCCGTATGACTGTTTTCGCCATCGGTAATAGTTGCCGTGGCTTTCACGTAATACCGATCACCAATCAACACAACTTCATCGCTGATTGATAAAAACAGGCCATTCAGTAGCGGCTTAACGCCTTCAAGAATGTCTTCGCAGCTTCTGTATTTATATTTACCGAATGAGTTGTACTGATTCTTTGGCGCGTTCAGATTCTCCTGAATAGCTGCCAGTCTTGCGTAAAATTCTTTGCTCATATGTTTGTTCTCAGAATGGACATTCCCCAAGGAAATAACGCTGATTTAATACTTCGACTCGGGACAAATTAAGGCATACCCGCATTCCTTCGCGGTCGCCATTATGGCGATACCAGAGAGCTTTCTGCGTGTACATGCGTCTCTGTAACTTGCTCTCCTTCACTGTGGTTGCAAGTGACATGAATATCTCCTTCGTTACCGATTAATTCTTTCATCTGACGAATGAATTCTTCGTCTGACCAGTTATCTGTAAAACTCATTTCCTGCGATACCACGGAAGGTTGATAGCTGATTTCATCGCTTTATTTGCTTCAAGCCACATTTTTGAATCACCAATAAATCTGGCTATTACTGCTTTGTTTTGTGCCGCACGAAGCATCTGGTGATTAATGGCTATTTCATTGCGCATAACGCCTCCAGTTGTTTCTTTGCTGCTCTGATTAATTGTTTAACTCGGCGTGATAATTCAGATTCGTGCGGGTAGAAAGCGGACATGACGCCGCTACCCGCGAGCTGAAAGTGCATCATGGGTAACTCCTTATATTTGATTGCATAACGAAAACGCCTCGAGTGAAGCGTTATTGGTATGCATATAAAAAGGCCCTCACACTGGAGGGCAAAGAAGATTTCCAATAATCAGAACAAGTCGGCTCCTGTTTAGTTACGAGCGACATTGCTCCGTGTATTCACTCGTTGGAATGAATACACAGTGCAGTGTTTATTCTGTTGTTTATGCCAAAAATAAAGGCCACCATCAGGCAGCCTTGTTGTAAATGTTGCAGGTATCAAGTAAGTAATTAGATGGAGCGCCATAAATTATGAATTCATCGTTTGTCGGGTCCATCTCCATCTCTTGGCCTATTGCCATTCTTGCGTCAGTGTCATCAGAGGCGAAGCATAAAACAGCCCACGCACCCATTGTTTTAAAAAGAACTGCAATTGGCTGTGGTTTTACTGAATTTGCGTTAGCGCGAAAATCACAAATCGCACTTTCATGAAACTCCATATCTCACCTCAAATAAGTGGTTTGCTGCGAAAGTAAATACGCTTAAGTTACCTGTTATTTATCCCACCAAGTTCCGTATCTATCTATCCAGTTACACCAATCATCGACACTCCATTTTGTTGTGTCGCATTTTGGCAATTGACATGAATATCTACCTTCTTTGTAAAGTCGGCGTTTGACTTTCTTGAGCATGACTACCTCAATCGTAATAAGCTGGAATTGATTTTCCGCGTTGTTTCTGGCGACCAACACAAGTCACCCCCATTTCACTGCGTGGCTTGCGGTAGTAAATACGGTTCTGTTTACGCTCGACTTCTTCTGCCTTCTTGCAGCGAAGGCTTCCGAGTGATGCTGCTTTATCTGCTCTGACGCAACCAGAGAGCTTTAGCGCAATTTTTCGCGCCAGTCGCTGCTCTTGCATTGCCTGTTCACGTTGAGCCTGTCTGCGTGCTCTGCGGCGATTTCTGGCGTTATCGTCAGCCAGATATGTAATGACTACTGTCATGTTGACCTCCGATGAAACAACTTTGGAATTTTTTTTATTACAAAGTGGTTTCCTTCCCCGCCAATTAGACGGGGATGGAAGAGCATTTATGAGCCTTCATGGACTCTGCTCGATCAGTTCTATTTAATTAATCTCTCAACTGAATGTAAGTATTCACATAAATCCTCCTACCTCTTGTGCAGCTTTCTTGAATATGGTGGCGGCTGCATAACGCCTATGGAATTGACTTTGGCGATTGGATGGCCGGTGCTGAACTCCGGCTTACTGGTTAGAGCGCCCGCACTACCAGTGACGCTGTCTTGAGGCGCAGATTGGTTACTGCTTGCCATGAGCGCTGTTTATACATTGGTCGAGCATCAGCCTGCTCATTCATCCAATCCCAAAGCCAACTACTCTTTGGTTCCCGCATTTCGGCGGGACAATCCCATCAATGTTAAAGAGCCTGCCAATCTGTTCCGTTTGGCTACCAGCGTCCTGCTGATGGCTTAAATTTAAGATCTCTTTAATTAATGGTCAAGAGTATTTTTGAAGAAAACTTAAATTTTCTTTCGTAACTTAAGTTTTGCTTTGATTTTTAAAGGAAATAAAAAAAAGGGGCGAATGCCCCCTTATGGAAGGTTTGCTAGTTTTGCATCGACAACTACGCCGATGATTTTGCAGTTTCCGTTGATCTCGATCATCGGATATTGTGGGTTAAGTGGTTTTAGAAACTTCCTGCCTGCATCAATAACTAACTTCTTGAAAGTTGCCTCGTTTTCTCCTTCGAGCTTTGCAACTACCAGTTTCCCGTTACGCGGCTCTACTTCAGGATCGACGAGTATTATCATTCCTTCAGGGATACTGAGACCGGCCGGAGCCGTCATTGAGTCTCCCTTCACGTCCAACCAAAACGAATCTTCTGAACAGTCTACGGTTGTATCGTACCAGTTATCTATTGCACGCTTATGATATGGTTCTACAGCTTCCATCCAGCATCCTGCGCTCACCCAGCTAATCAGAGGGTATGACCCTCTTGGATCATGCCTACTGTGATAGGCAATGTTTGAAAGACTTTCCTCTCCTTTCATCAGATAGTCAGGGGAACACTTCAACGCATTAGCCAGGGCGAGAAGATTCTCTCCATTTGGCTCTGTCTCAGAGCGTTCCCACTGAGATATGGCAACATTAGACACGCCGACCATCTTTCCAAGTGCGGCCTGTCTGATCTTGAGTTCTTTTCTCCGAGCGCGAATGCGCTCTCCCATCAATTGAGTTTTCATAGTTAAGACATCTTAAATAAACTTGACTTAAGATTCCTTTAGTGGATAATTTAAGTGTTCTTTAATTTCGGAGCGAGTCTATGTACAAGAAAGATGTTATCGACCACTTCGGAACCCAGCGTGCTGTAGCTAAAGCGTTAGGCATTAGCGACGCAGCAGTCTCTCAGTGGAAGGAAGTCATCCCAGAGAAAGACGCCTATCGACTGGAAGTCGTTACAGCTGGCGCCCTGAAGTATCAAGAAAGCGCTTACCGCAAAGCGGCATAAGCAAATTGCTCTTTAACAGTCATGGTCCTCATTCCCGCCGAAATGCGGGAATACAACGCGCATAAGTTGATGCGCATAACTTCTTATTTGTTAAGGAAATACTTACATATGGTTCGTGCAAACAAACGCAACGAGGCTCTACGAATCGAGAGTGCGTTGCTTAACAAAATCGCAATGCTTGGAACTGAGAAGACAGCGGAAGCTGTGGGAGTTGATAAGTCGCAGATCAGCAGGTGGAAGAGGGACTGGATTCCAAAGTTCTCAATGCTGCTTGCTGTTCTTGAATGGGGTGTCGTCGACGACGACATGGCTCGATTGGCACGACAAGTTGCTTCGATTCTCACCAATAAAAAACGCCCGGTGTGCAAGACCGAGCGTTCTGATCAAATACAAATGGAATTTTAACAACATCCAACGAGGTAATTATATGCGAAACAAAGGCTTTAATCCACCTGATACACACAAAGAAGCTAAGCGTTTGCGCTTCCTTCGTTCCATTGATGAAAGAACTCAAATCTCTTTTGTGAAAGTTGCCAGAACTGAGCTTCTGAAGGCTGAGGCGAGGGCGTTGCTCCCGTCTCTACCAAAAGAGGAGGGATATACGTTCATTCCAAACGCATTTCTGGAAAAGCTGCTCAAAGAAGACATATCCGTAAGTCAATTTAACGATGTTCTTAAGGTCTTTCGTCAAGGCAGGTAGTTATGAGCAATACAGCAAAAATCTACGATTTCAGCGCCGCACACGAGCGCAGGAGCAACAGGATGGAGAACCAGAAAACTGGTTACATTCCGTTGTACCGGAGCATTCTGAAACAGTCATGGGCGAAAGATGTTTATCTTCGCACCCTGTGGGAAAACCTTCTCCTGAATGCCGCCAGAAAGCCATACAAAGCGAATTTCAAAGGTCATGAATGGCATCTGCAACCCGGTCAACTGGTTGTGACAGCAGCTGATTTAGGTCTTCAGTTATGCGACAGGCATGGCAAGCCAGCAAGCCGCGATCAGGTTGAGCGGATGCTTCAGGTTTTTGTGAAAGAGGGGATGATCTCCATTGATGGAGAGAAGCAAAAAGGTCGTGTGATTACCATCACAAATTACCATGAATATGCTCAAAAAATGGACAATTCACCCGCACATGAAGCCGCACAAACAACCGCACATGATGCCGCACATGATGAAGCCAGTAATGGCGCGGCTTTCAGCGTACATGCCACACATGAAAGCGCACATGAAGCCGCACAAACAACCGCACATCATGAACAAGAAGGTATTAACAAGAATATAAATAATACCCCCCTACCCCCCAATGGGGGAGGCGATGGGCAGGTTAAACCTGAACGTCGCAAGGCAGAACGAATCGACTACGAATCCTTCCTGAACGCCTACAACACCGAAGTCGGTGACAGACTTCCACATGCTGTTGCGGTCAACGAGAAACGCAAACGCCGCCTGAAGAAAATCATCCCGCAACTGAAAACGCCAAACGTGGACGGTTTCAGAGCGTATGTCAGGGCGTTTGTGCATCAGGCCAAGCCGTTTTACTTCGGAGACAACGACACGGGCTGGACGGCAGATTTTGATTACCTGCTGAGGGAAGATTCGTTAACGGGAGTTCGGGAAGGGAAGTTTGCAGACAGGGGGATTGCATGAAACAGGATATCGAAGCGAGCGTTATCGGTGGCTTGCTGATTGGTGGATTAACACCAACTGCCAGTGACGTTCTGGCAACGCTTGAGCCGGAAGCGTTTTCAATTCCGCTCTACCGGAAAGCCTTCGAGGTTATCCGCAAGCAGGCGCGAAACAGAAACCTAATCGACGCGCTGATGGTTGCCGAGGCGTGCGGAGAGGAGCATTTCACGTCAATCCTGATGACCAGCAAAAACTGCCCGAGTGCCGCAAACCTGAAGGGATATGCCGGAATGGTCGCGGATAACTATCACCGCCGTCTGGTGCTGGAAATCATGGATGAAATGCGTGAACCAATTCAGAGCGGAACCATCGACGCATCGAGTCAGGCGATGGATGAACTTGTAAAGCGTCTCTCAGCCATCAGAAAGCCCCGTGACGAGGTTAAACCGGTACGCTTAGGGGAAATCATCACTGACTACACCGACACGCTTGACAGGCGTCTGAGGAACGGAGAAGAGTCCGATACCCTGAAGACCGGAATCGAAGAACTTGACGCTATCACCGGAGGGATGAACGCAGAAGACCTGGTGATAATCGCTGCTCGTCCTGGTATGGGGAAAGCAATGGCGCTAAGCGAAGGGATTTTACTTGCAGATGGCACCTGGACTACTCACGGAGAAGTCAAAATTGGCGATCGCATCGCGTCAATAGACGGGCTTCCTTCGGAGGTAATTGGCGTCTTCCCGCAAGGGAAGAAATTCACATATTTAGTCACCTTTGAAGACGGACGTAGCGTGAAATGTGCCGATAACCACTTATGGGAAATTTCATCATCAAGATTTACTGGTAAACGCGTTGTTGATACTGATGCGCTGGCTGGGATGCTACAAAAAACACGTTATCAGGGAAGAATAAGAGTGCCATCCTTGACCGGAGACTTTGGTAAAAATATTCCCCTTGATGGTTGGGTTATTGGGGCTCTACTTGGTGACGGTTCGTTGATAAAAGGCATCAAGTTCACCAACTCGGAAGAATATGTCCTGAGCCGCATGAGTGATGCAATTGCACCACTGCGACTGGTTAAGGTAGGAGAGAATGATTATTTGATAAGCAACCAAAAAGGCCAGAAGAACCCACTATTGGACAAACTACGTGGCATTGGGATGATCGGGAAAGGTGCGTCCGAGAAGGAAATCCCAGCAGAAATTTTTAGTGCTAGCAAAGAAATACGTACCGGTGTTTTAACTGGCCTTCTCGAGACAGATGGCTGGGTTGAGAAGTCCGGATGCATCCGCTTTAGTTCATCCAGTCAGAAATTAGCTAAAGGATTAGTAAGGCTTGTTAGATCTTTAGGTGGAACCGCCAAAGAATCCAGCAGGACGGGAATAGTTTACACGTACAAAGGAGAGAAGCATGACGGACTTGATGCACACATGGTCAGCATGAAGTTGCCATCATCTTTGATAGAGCAAATTCACTCACCACGTTTACGCAAAAATCTCGGGATTAACAGGCTTGGCGACCTTGGTGTGGGTATCAAATCGGTTGAAGTTGTTGAGCCAGAAGAGTGTCTCTGCATCATGGTAAGCCATCCTAGCCATCTCTATGTGACAACGGATTACATCGTTACGCACAATACGGAACTGGCGCTGAAGATTGCCGAAGGTGTTGCAAGCCGCGTTATTCCTGGTTCTGACGTCCGGCGCGGAGTATTGATTTTCTCAATGGAAATGAGCGCATTGCAGATTGCAGAGCGAAGCATTGCCAACGCCGGGAGGATGTCGGTTAGCGTGCTGCGAAATCCTGCATCGATGGATGACGAAGGCTGGGCGCGTGTTGCTAACGGCATGAGTCAGCTTGCAGATTTGGATGTATGGGTAGTCGATGCCTCGCGGTTATCGGTCGAAGAAATTCGCTCAATCGCAGAACGGCACAAACAGGAAAATCCAAACCTGTCACTCATCATGGCGGATTATCTTGGCCTGATTGAGAAGCCGAAAGCAGATCGCAACGACCTCGCAATTGCTCACATCTCCGGAAGCCTGAAGGCGATGGCGAAAGACCTGAAAACGCCTGTTATCTCCCTGAGTCAGCTTTCGCGCGATGTTGAGAAGCGACCAAACAAACGCCCGACAAACGCAGATTTGCGTGATTCAGGAAGCATTGAGCAGGACGCAGACTCAATCATCATGCTCTATCGGGAAGCGGTATATGACGAGAACAGTAGCGCCGCGCCATTTGCTGAAATCATTGTGACGAAAAACCGTTTTGGCTCGCTTGGTACGGTTTACCAGCGGTTCTGTAACGGACACTTTGTTGCATGTGACCAGGATGAAGCCAGACAGATTTGCACAGCATCAAATGCACCTGCTGCGCGTGGCAGACGATATGCACAAGGGGCTGACGTATGACCATCTACATCACTGAGCTTGTAACAGGCCTGCTGGTAATCGCAGGCCTTTTTATTTGGGGGAGAGGGAAGTCATGAAAAAACTAACCTTTGAAATTCGATCTCCAGCACATCAGCAAAACGCTATTCACGCGGTACAGCAAATTCTTCCAGACCCAACCAAACCAATCGTAGTAACCATTCAGGAACGCAACCGCAGCTTAGACCAGAATCGAAAGCTTTGGGCTTGCCTTGGTGACGTCTCTCGTCAGGTTGAATGGCATGGTCGCTGGCTGGATGCAGAAAGCTGGAAGTGTGTGTTTACCGCAGCATTAAAGCAGCAGGATGTTGTTCCTAACCTTGCCGGGAATGGCTTTGTGGTAATAGGCCAGTCAACCAGCAGGATGCGTGTAAGCGAATTTGCGGAGCTATTAGAGCTTATACAGGCATTCGGTACAGAGCGTGGCGTTAAGTGGTCAGACGAAGCGCGACTGGCTCTGGAGTGGAAAGCGCGATGGGGAGACCGGGCAGCATGATGCGATGTTATCGGTGCGGTGAATGCAAAGAAGATAACCGCTTCCGACCAAATCAACCTTACTGGAATCGATGGTGTCTCCGGTGTGAAAGAACACCAACAGGGGTGTTACCACTACCGCAGGAAAAGGAGGACGTGTGGCGAGACAGCGACGAAGTATCACCGACATAATCTGTGAAAACTGCAAATACCTTCCAACGAAACGCTCCAGAAATAAACGCAAGCCAATCCCAAAAGAATCTGACGTAAAAACCTTCAACTACACGGCTCACCTGTGGGATATCCGGTGGCTAAGAAATCGTGCGAGGAATACAAGGTGATTGACCCAAATCGAAGTTACGAACAAGAAAGCGTCGAGCGGGCTTTAACGTGCGCTAACTGCGGTCAGAAGCTGCATGTGCTGGAAGTTCACGTGTGCTCCGATTGCTGCGCAGAACTGATGAGCGATCCGAATAGCTCAATGTACGAGGAAGAAGACGATGAGTGATTTCTCTGAGCTTATTTCCTTCAAAAAAGACAGAGAAGAAATGCGGACTGAATCTGTCTATTACGTTCAACACCGGAATAAACGCTCGGTGCTTGATCAGGAGTTGGTTATTACCGGAGACCTGGCATTCAGAACATATAAGGCCAGCATGGAAATGAAGGATTTCCCTAAATGTGGTTCTGAAAGAGAAGCCGCGTTAAAGCTGGCTGAGTGGATGCAGAGAATGGCTGCTGCAATTGAGAATTACTGGAGTGAACCATAATGGCTAACCTACGCAAAGAAGCACGCGGCAGAGAATGCCAGGTACGTATTTACGGAATATGCAATGGTAATCCTGAAACTACAGTTCTGGCACATTACCGGATGGCTGGAATTTGCGGAACGGGAATGAAGCCTGACGACCTGATCGGCGCATGGGCTTGTAGCGCGTGTCACGATGAAATCGACCGACGCACCCATAATCTCGACAACAAAGACGCCAGGCTTTACCACCTCGAAGGCGTGATCAGGACGCAGTCGATACTGCTGAAGGAGGGGAAGATTAAGTCATGAGCGAATATCAGTTTGTGCTTCCATACCCGCCGTCGGTGAACACCTACTGGCGAAGACGGGGAAGCCAATACTACATCAGCGATAAAGGCCAGAAATACCGAAAAGACGTTCAGCAAATCATCCTCCAACTTAAGTTAGACATTTTCACCAAATCACGACTCCGCATCAAAGTCATCGCAGACGTTCCAGACTCCCGCCGCCGCGACCTCGACAACATCCTGAAAGGTTTACTCGACTCCCTTATCCACGCCGGATTTGCGGAAGACGACGAGCAATTCGATGACATTCGCGTAATTCGTGGCGTGAAAGTACTAGGCGGAAGGCTTGGAATAAAAATCACCGAACTGGAGAACGCATGAACGCCACAATTCAAACGATACCAGAGCTTCTTATCCAGACACGAGGCAATCAGACCGAAGTGGCGAGGATGCTTTCCTGCGCAAGAGGAACAGTGCTCAAGTACAACCGAGACAGCAAAGGCGAGCGTCACGTAATAGTTAACGGCGTCCTGATGGTCAAACAGGGCAAAAGGGGAAGGCCATGAGACTCGAAAGCGTAGCTAAATTTCATTCGCCAAAAAGCCCGATGATGAGCGACTCACCACGGGCTACGGCTTCTGACTCTCTTTCCGGTACTGATGTGATGGCTGCTATGGGGATGGCGCAATCACAAGCCGGATTCGGAATGGCTGCATTCTGTGGTAAGCACGAACTCAGCCAGAACGACAAACAAAAGGCTATCAACTATCTGATGCAATTTGCACACAAGGTATCGGGGAAATACCGTGGTGTGGCAAAGCTTGAAGGAAATACTAAGGCAAAGGTACTGCAAGTGCTCGCAACATTCGCTTATGCGGATTATTGCCGTAGTGCCGCGACGCCGGGCGCAAGATGCAGAGATTGCCACGGTACAGGCCGTGCGGTCGATATAGCCAAAACGGAGCAGTGGGGGAGAGTTGTTGAGAAAGAGTGCGGAAGATGCAAAGGTGTCGGCTATTCAAGAATGCCAGCAAGCGCCGCATATCGCGCTGTAACGATGCTAATCCCAAACCTTACTCAACCCACCTGGTCACGCACTGTTAAGCCGCTGTATGACGCTCTAGTGGTGCAATGCCACAAAGAAGAGTCAATCGCAGACAACATTTTGAATGCGGTCACACGTTAGCGGCATGATTGCCACGGATGGCAACATCTTTACGGCATGATATTGACTTTTTGAATAAAGTTGGGTAAATTTGACCCAACGATGGATAAATGCAGTCGTTAAATAAAGCCCTGAGTTAATAGCTCGGGGCTTTTTCATTTCTGCAATCCGGTCAGGACTTTCGAGTTAATGCGTGCTGCACGACACGTTGACACTCATACGCGAGAGTCCTGAGCCAGATTGAAGGCTATCAGGTAAGAGCATATCGACGCACTGATAGGGCTGGATTGGAAGATCATTCGGAGACCCGGCAGACAGATGTGTTCTTTCCGATGGTTTTCGTAAGCGACTTTGCGGTTTTTTAGAAACTGATCACAAAGATAAATGCAAACGAAGAAATGTATCTGGCCGTAGCTTAACCGCTAAATACCAGTGAGGTATTCCAGTTCCTCATCAACGAATCTGGCGCACTGGCCCGGTGTGATTAATAATGGGCACACAACAGGTAAGAGCATTAAAGAACTGGCAAAGAGCTTAACGGTCTGCGAAAGCATTTCTTAGTGGCACAACTGGCCGGTACAACTGAGTGCTCTTTCCGGTGTGGTGAATGCGCAGGCTGATGCGCGCAGGAGAGCTTCGGAAGAACAAGGTGCCTGTATACAAGCCGGAGATCAGCGCCGGCCACCACAGCCAAATCCACCCAGAGCAAAACCGTTGTTCATCCTTACCATTCCCTCAGTATTTTGGGCTACAACCCTCAGCCCATTTTTTAAAGCGTACTTCCACCAAGAACCAGACCTAACCAACTCATTGCTGACACTCTGTGGATACGGTTGTCTAGTGCGCTTTAAAAAAGAAAACCCAGCATCAATGGCTGGGCTTCGTGATATGAGCGGCATGTATTGTTGGCGCAATCCACGCCTGATTTGCTCATGAATGCGGTCACGAACAAGCCCGTTACAAATCAACCGTAAACCGGATTTGTTCAAGCGACCATATCCATAATTCCTAATTTGAACAGATCCCCTTCTGGGGGTAAGACATGAAGATGCCAGAAAAACATGACCTGTTAGCCGCCATTCTCGCGGCAAAGGAACAAGGCATCGGGGCAATCCTTGCGTTTGCAATGGCGTACCTTCGCGGCAGATATAATGGCGGTGCGTTTACAAAAACAGTAATCGACGCAACGATGTGCGCCATTATCGCCTGGTTCATTCGTGACCTTCTCGACTTCGCCGGACTAAGTAGCAATCTCGCTTATATAACGAGCGTGTTCATCGGCTACATCGGTACTGACTCGATTGGTTCGCTTATCAAACGCTTCGCTGCTAAAAAAGCCGGAGTAGAAGATGGTGGAAATCAATAATCAACGTAAGGCGTTCCTCGATATGCTGGCGTGGTCAGAGGGGACTGATAACGGACGACAGAAAACCAGAAATCATGGTTATGACGTCATTGTTGGCGGAGAGCTATTCACTGATTACTCAGATCACCCTCGCAAACTTGTCACGCTAAACCCAAAACTCAAATCAACAGCCGCCGGACGTTACCAGCTTCTTTCCCGTTGGTGGGATGCCTACCGTAAGCAGCTTGGCCTGAAAGACTTCTCTCCGAAAAGCCAGGACGCTGTGGCATTGCAACAGATTAAAGAGCGTGGCGCTTTACCGATGATTGATCGCGGTGATATTCGTCAGGCTATCGACCGTTGCAGCAATATCTGGGCTTCACTGCCGGGCGCTGGTTATGGTCAGTTCGAGCATAAGGCTGACAGCCTGATTGCAAAATTCAAAGAGGCTGGCGGAACGGTCAGAGAGATTGAGGTATGAGCAGAGTCGCCGCGATTATCTCCGCTCTGGTTATCTGCATCATCGTCTGTCTGTCATGGGCTGTTAATCATTACCGGGATAACGCCATCGCCTACAAAGCCCAGCGCGACAAAGCCACATCCATCATCGCTGACATGCAGAAGCGTCAACGTGATGTAGCAGAACTTGACGCCAGATACACAAAGGAGCTTGCTGATGCTAACGCGACTATCGAAAGTCTCCGTGCTGATGTTTCTGCTGGGCGTAAGCGCCTGCAAGTCGCCGCCACCTGTGCAAAGTCAACGACCGGAGCCAGCAGCATGGGCGATGGAGAAAGTCCAAGACTTACAGCAGATGCTGAACTCAATTATTACCGTCTCCGAAGTGGAATCGACAGGATAACCGCGCAGGTTAACTACCTGCAGGAATACATAAGGACGCAATGCCTTCGATGATAGCGATAATTTTACTCATCATCCTTCACATCTGGCTCTGTAGACAGGGTGGTGATCACTTCTGGAGTGAATCCAGATTAAACATCTCATTGCTGATGCTTGATATTGAGCATCTGGCGCGCGGTAAGGGGCTGCGTTGAGATAAGACCAGTTCATTACAAAGCCTATCTACGGATGGGCTTGATAATGAAACCAAAATTTATTCTGGGTAACCAGTTACGGCAGTACAGCGAAACAACCCAAGCCAGTAAGTGGGGAAATAACACTGGCAGCCTCTGAAAGATGAACCTCCTGCCTTATGGCAAAAAAGATTCTTTGTGGTGGCGGACTGATGGAAAGACATCGGTTATTGCAGAGGCCATTCAATGAGTGGTCTCGACAATGGCTTATACCCTACACGGGATAACTTAACTGATATCCCTTTTAACGGATAAACGGAGCCAACAATGGCAGAGATTATTCCCATGACTGAAGAACAGAAATTCCAGTTAGAGATTTACAAACTGGTCATGAACCAGAACGCAGCCGCAGAAGAAGCATTTCAGTTCATTGGCACTGACGAGCTGAAGCTTGAGCTATTCAAAATTCACTTCCAGTCAGGCGGCGCTAATTCAGATATCACGACCCGCACTATCGAAGCGGTGCGTAAATCGAAGGAAGCGTTAGACCTGTTCACTACCGGAGTGTAAGAGATGACTGAACAAGAAATGCCGAGATACCAGTGCCACAAAAAAGTTCGCGCCCTGAAGATTGGCTCTATAGAACATAAGCCAAACCCAGATCAGTCTGGTAAGACTGGCTCTTCTAGTTATGGGGCAATTATTCATCCGGATGATAAGAAATACGCAGCATTTGATGTTAGCGCGGAATATATCTGTAAGCACCGACCAATGTCTGGAGGCTATTACGTTGTCTATGAGGATGGATATGAATCATATTCTCCTGCTGAGGTATTTGAGTCTGGATATTCAAAATTATAGGAATCCTCTATGACAAGCGTCGTTGATCTTGGTAAGGAGAAGAAATTCCCAATTACTCAAGAGCTATACAAGCGGCTGGAAAGCGTCATCCATGATTACGATGGTGAAATCAGTTTATGCGAGGCGATTGGCACACTTGAATTGCTGAAGCAGTCACTGATTGAAGGCACGAAAGAGTCCTCAGCATGAAATAACAACTAAGTGAGATGAATATGGCAGCACCAAAGGGCAACCGATTTTGGGAGGCCCGCAGTAGTCATGGGCGAAATCCTAAATTCGAATCGCCTGAGGCGCTGTGGGCTGCTTGTTGTGAATACTTCGAGTGGGCTGATGATAACCCGCTATGGGAGGGTAAGGTATTTTCATATCAGGGAGAAATAATTAAGGCTAATGTCCCTAAGATGCGAGCCATGACTATTTCAGGATTGTGCACCTTCCTTGATATCACCAGGCAAACATGGGGAACCTTCCGGTCAATGGAAGGTTTTTCTGACGTCACATCACGAGCGGAAGACATCATCTACGACCAGAAATTCTCTGGCGCAGCCGCTGACCTTCTCAACGCTAACATCATCGCCCGTGATTTGGGCCTCAAAGAGCAGTCGCAAGTTGAAGACGTGACACCTGATAAGGGAGATCGCGATAAGCGGCGCTCTCGTATCAAGGAGCTATTCAACCGTGGAACTGGACGCGATTCTTGATAACCTGAGCGACGAAGAGCAAATCGAGTTGCTCGAGCTACTCGAAGAAGAAGAGAACTACCGGAACACACACCTGCTATATGAATTTACGCCATACAGCAAACAGCGTGAGTTCATCGACGCCGGGCATGACTATCCAGAGCGCTGTTTTATGGCTGGTAACCAGCTTGGTAAGTCATTTACTGGTGCTGCTGAAGTCGCGTTTCACCTTACAGGGCGTTATCCGGGAACAAAAGGCTATCCGGCTGATGGTAAATATGGCGGGGAGTGGAAAGGTAAGCGTTTCTATGAGCCTGTTGTCTTCTGGATTGGCGGCGAGACAAACGAGACTGTAACCAAAACGACTCAACGCATCCTGTGCGGTCGTATCGAAGAGAATGATGAGCCTGGCTATGGTTCAATACCGAAAGAGGACATCATTAGCTGGAAGAAGTCTCCTTTCTTTCCGAACCTTGTTGATCATCTTCTGGTTAAGCATCACACGGCTGATGGCGTTGAAGATGGCATTTCAATCTGCTACTTCAAACCATACTCGCAAGGCCGCGCTCGCTGGCAGGGTGACACAATCCACGGCGTGTGGTTTGACGAAGAGCCACCATACAGCATTTATGGCGAAGGTCTTACCCGTACCAACAAATACGGGCAATTCTCAATTCTGACGTTTACCCCGCTGATGGGGATGTCTGACGTTGTTACCAAGTTCCTGAAGAATCCCAGCAAGTCTCAGAAAGTGGTCAACATGACCATCTATGACGCTGAGCACTACACCGACGAACAGAAAGAGCAAATCATCGCATCTTATCCTGAGCATGAGAGAGAGGCGCGTGCTCGCGGTATTCCTACGATGGGTAGTGGTCGAATCTTCCAGATACCGGAAGAGACTATTAAGTGTCAGCCGTTCGAGTGTCCTGATCACTTCTACGTAATTGGCGGGATGGATTTCGGATGGGATCACCCACAGGCCCAGGTTCAGCTTTGGTGGGATAAGGACGCAGACACAATCTACGTTTCACGCGTGTGGAAGGCGAAAGAAAAAACAGCTGTTCAGGCATGGGGAGCTGTTAAATCATGGGCGCATAAAGTGCCAACCGCATGGCCTCATGACGGAAACCAGCATGAGAAGGGCGGCGGTGAGCAGCTCAAAGGGCAGTATGCAGACGCTGGTTTTATGATGTTGCAGGAGCATGCGACATGGCCTGATGGCGGTAACGCTGTTGAGCCTGGCATCACTGAATTGCGAGACATGATGCTCGACGGTCGCTTCAAAGTATTCAACACCTGTGAGCCATTCTTTGAGGAGTTCCGCCTCTATCACCGTGATGAAAACGGGAAAATCGTCAAGCTTAACGACGACGTGCTATCCGCCGTTCGCTATGCATACATGATGCGCCGCTTCGCAAAAATGATGCGCGACATCAAAAAGCCAAAAGAGAAAAAGATACCAGCCCCAATCAGGCCCATCGCACGGAGAACTTAAATGGCCGACGAAAACAGACTCAATTCCATTCTGTGTAAGTTTGACGCAGACTGGATGGCGAGCGATGAAGCCAGAACCGAGGCGACAAATGACCTGTATTTTAGCCGAGTGTCGCAATGGGATGACTGGCTATCAAACTACACCACCCTGCAATATCGCGGACAATTCGATGTTGTCCGCCCGGTGGTCAGGAAGTTGGTCGCAGAGATGCGCCGGAACCCTATCGACGTTCTCTTCCGACCAAAAGACGGTGCTAATCCTGATGCAGCCGATGTGTTGATGGGGATGTATCGTACTGATATGCGCCATAACACGGCAAAAATTGCCGTTAACGTTGGCGTTCGTGAGCAGATAGAGTCCGGCGTTGGTGCATGGCGTCTGGTCACGCAGTACGAAGACAACGATCCAACAAGCAACAATCAGGTAATCCGACGCCTGCCAATCCATGAAGCCTGCTCACACGTCATATGGGACGCCAACAGCAAGCAGATGGATAAGAGCGACGCTAAGCACTGCACGGTGATTAACGCCTTGTCGCGCAATGGCTGGAAAGAGTTCGCAGAGGATTACGGTATTGATCCGGACACCTTGCCATCTTTCCAGAATCCGAACGACACATGGCTGTTTCCGTGGGTATCGAATGATGTCGTCTACGTCGCTGAGTATTACGAGGTAGAAGAGAAGAAGGAGAAAGTCTTCATCTACCGCGACCCGCTGACAGGTGAGCCGGTCAGCTATTACCAGCAGGATATTAAAGACGTTATCGACGACCTGGCTAATCGTGGATTCATTAAGGTAGCAGAGCGTAAGGTGAAGCGTCGGCGTGTATATAAGTCGATCATCACCTGCACGCAGATACTGAAAGACCGCGAGAAGATAGCTGGAGAGCATATTCCAATCGTTCCAGTGTATGGCGAATGGTCATTCGCTGGTGACAAGGAGTGCTACGAAGGAGTGGTAAGGCTGACGAAAGACGGTCAGCGCCTTCGTAACATGATCATGTCGTTCAACGCCGATATTGTTGCTCGTTCACCGAAGAAGAAACCGACCTTCTTCCCTGAGCAAATCGAAGGCTACGAATACATGTACGGTGGAAATGATGACTATCCGTACTATCTGCAGAACAAGACCGATGAAAACGGTAACGACCTGCCGATTGGTCCAATCTCCTACATGGAAAACCCTGAAGTGCCGCAAGCCAACGCTTACATGCTTGAGGCTGCCACCAACGCAGTGAAAGAGGTGGCTAGTCTTGGTGTGGATGCGCAGGCAGCAAACTCTCAGGTCGCTTTCGATACCGTCAATCAACTGAACATGCGGGCAGACCTTGAGACATACGTGTTTCAGGATAACCTGGCTACCGCAATGCGACGTGATGGCGAGATTTATGCATCAATGGTCAACGATATTTATGACGTTCCTCGTCATGTAACTCTGACTCTTGAAGATGGTAGCGAGAAAGACGTTCAACTCTACGCGCAAGTTGTCGATTACCAGTCCGGCAATGTGGTCACACTCAATGACATTCGCGGTCGCTATGAGTGCTATACAGACGTCGGACCATCCTTCCAGAGTATGAAGGAACAGAACCGCGCAGAGATTCAGGAGTTGCTCACCAAGGTTCCGCAAGGTACTCCAGAGTTCCAGATGCTGATGCTGCAATACTTCACGCTGCTTGACGGTAAAGGCGTCGAGATGATGCGAGAGTACGCGAACAAGCAACTGGTGATGATGGGGCTGAAGAAACCAGAAACACCTGGAGAGATGGAGATGGTGCAACAGGCACAACAACAGCCGCAGCAGCCATCAGCAGAGCAAATTCAGGCGCAGGGCATCCTTCTGCAAGGTCAGGCTGAATTGCTCAAGGCAGAGAACCAACAGGCGCAGATTCAGGTTGAAGCTGCCAAGGTTGAAGCTCAAAACCAACTCAACGCCGCGAAGATTGCAGAAATATTCAACAATATGGACCTCGACAAGCAGGCAGAACTGCGTGAGTACCTCAAGCTCGTAGGTCAATTCCAGCAACAGCGCAGCAAAGATGCTCGTGCTAACGCTGAGCTGCTTCTTAAAGATGCAGACCAGACTCATTCACAACGCATGGATTTCGCGAATCTTATGCGTCAAGTTCAAATCCCCTCCGGCGGAGTAGCCGAGACACCTCAATAAGAGAGAGTTAATCATGGACCAAACCACCGACATTCAGGCTTCTGAAGAATTAACCCTGACCGGCAATCATGCAGCGGCATCTGCTGATGGCTTAGTTGTCGATAATGCCAACGACAACGCAGGTCAGGAAGAAGGCTTCGAGATTGTCCTGAAAGACGATGAGAAACCAAAACAAGACCCGGCAACTAATGCTGAATTTGCCCGTCGCCGCATCGAACGCAAACGCCAGCGTGAGCTTGAGCAGCAGATGGAAGCGGTTAAGCGTGGAGAATTGCCGGAGCACCTGCGGGTGAACCCTGAGTTACCAAAACAACCAGACCCTAACGATTATCTTTCCGAAGACGCACTGGCTAAGTACGACTATGACCAGAGCCGCGCACTGGCGGCCTTCCAGCAGGCAAACAGTGAATGGCAGATCAAGGCTATGGACGCACGAAGCCAGGCTGTCGCCGAGCAGGGTCGCAAAACTCAGGAGTTCACCCAGCAATCAGCGCAATACGTCGAGGCAGCCCGTAAGCACTACGACGCAGCGGAAAAGCTCAATATCCCTGACTATCAGGAGAAAGAGGATGCATTCATGCAACTGGTGCCGCCAGCAGTCGGTGCCGATATCATGCGTCTCTTCCCGGAGAAATCCGCTGCTCTCATGTATCACCTTGGTGCTAATCCTGAGAAAACACGCCAGTTGCTGGCGATGGACGGGCAATCCGCGCTGATTGAACTCACTCGACTGTCAGAACGTTTAACTCTCAAGCCTCGAGCCAAGCCTGTTTCAGAAGCCCCGTTACCTGATGAACCCATTCAGGGACACGCTGTTGCTGCAAATATCTCTGCGATTGAAAAGCAGATGGAAGCGGCAGCAAACAAAGGGGATGTAGAGACGTACCGCAAGCTCAAGGCGCAACTGAATAAAGGAATTCGATAATGGCATTAAATGAAGGTCAACTGGTCACGTATGCTCTGGATGAAATCATCGAAACCGTCCAGAACCTGACGCCAATGGCGTCCAAAGTGACAAAATACACCCCTCCGGCAGAATCCATGCAGCGTTCAAGCAACACCGTGTGGATGCCTGTTGAGCAGGAAGCGCCAACCCAGACTGGCTGGGATTTAACTGGCAACGCAACCGGGATTCTGGAACTCTCCGTGAAATGCAACATGGGCGACCCGGATAACGATTTTTTCGAGCTTCGTGCAGATGACCTGCGTGATGAGCGTTCTTACCGTCGCCGCATCCAGGCATCCGCCAAAAAACTGGCGAATAACATTGAGTCAGCGATTGCCAAACAGGCAACTGAAATGGGCTCGCTTGTTGTTCACGATACCCGCGCAATTGGTCCATCTACTGGCCTGTCTGGCTGGGATTTTGTGTCTGATGCAGAGCGCCTGATGTTCTCCCGTGAGCTAAACCGCGATATGGGCATCAGTTACTTCCTGAACCCTGACGATTACCGCAAAGCAGGCCGCAACCTGGTAGATGGTGACATCTTCGGGCGCGTTCCTGAAGAAGCGTATCGCAACGGTACTATTCAGCGTCAGATTGCTGGCTTTGATGAAATTCTTCGCTCACCGAAACTTCCTGCAGTTACCAAGTCAACCGCTACTGGTGTAACTGTTTCTGGTGCGCAGAAGTTTAAGCCGCAGGCATACACTCTTGATACCGATGGTAACAAAGAGAACGTCGATAACCGTGTTGCAACGGTGACCGTATCCTCCACCACCGGATTTAAGCGCGGCGACAAAATCAGCTTCACTGGTGTGAAATTCCTGTCTCAGATGGCGAAGAACGTGCTAACTGATGATGCGACTTTCTCAATCACCCGTGTGATCGATAGTACTCACATCGAAATCACGCCGAAGCCGATTGCACTTGATGACGCGTCACTGACAAAAGAAGAGAAGGCTTACGCTAACGTAAACACCTCTCTTGCTGATACCACTCCGGTAAACGTTCTGAACGTGGCAACAACAACCGCTAACGTGTTCTGGGCTGATGACTCAATCCGTCTGCTGTCTCAGCCGATCCCGGTAACCCATGAACTGTTTGCTGGCATGAAAACGTCTTCCTTCAGCATTCCTGGTATTGGTGTTAACGGCATCTTCGCAACGCAGGGTGATATCAACACTCTGTCTGGTAAGTGCCGTATTGCTGTGTGGTATTCAGCATGTGCTGTACGACCAGAGGCAATTGGTGTTGGTCTGCCTAACCAGACCGCGTGATAACCAGAGGGAGCTTCGGCTCCCTTTTTTATCTGGAGACAAGCATGACACACATGATTTTTCGTCATGGAGACATGAAGAAGTGGAAAGGCGTTGGATACGACTTTGAAATCGTGAAAGCCGAAGAGCTTCAGGAATATCTGGATGCTGGTTGGTTTTCACATCCTGATGACCTTTTGAAGGATGTTGCAGAGCCAGAAGAAAAGCAGCGTAAAAAGCCTGGTCGAAAACCTAAGGCGGCAGCAGATGAACCTGACAACGAAGGGTGATTTAGTTCTTGCGGCATTACGTAAGCTCGGTGTGGCATCAAATGCCACGTTAACCGATGTCGAACCGCAGTCTATGGAAGACGGCGTCAACGACCTTGAAATGATGATGGCTGAATGGCTTGGCGGTGATGCGTCACCTGGTATCAACGTTGGCTACATTTTTGCTGATGCAGATGTTGCTCCGGATCCGGGCGATGAGCACGGCTTATCAAATAACGCTATAAATGCCGTCATTTTCAACCTTGCCTGCCGCATTGCTCCAGATTATGCGCTGGAAGCGTCTGCAAAACTTATAACCACTGCCAGATACGGGAAAGAGCGACTCGTCAAACTGTCTGCAATGGACAGAGCAAAAGCCGCAAAATGTAAGTCCGGTTATCCAAACCGTATGCCTGTTGGCAGTGGAAACCAGTTGGCGAAGTGGAACGGTTGGAATTACTTCCACCGAAAGGAACCTTGTGATAACGGGAGCGAATAATGCCGATTCAGCAACTTCCGCTTATGAAAGGTGTCGGCAAAGACTTTAGAAACGCCGACTATATCGACTATCTGCCAGTGAATATGTTGGCTACACCCAAAGAAATCCTTAACAGCAGCGGATATCTTCGTTCATTCCCGGGCATTGCCAAACGTTCTGATGTGAACGGAGTATCGCGAGGCGTCGAGTACAACATGGCGCAGAGTGCTGTTTATCGCGTGTGTGGTGGCAAGCTGTACAAAGGCGAAAGCGAAGTCGGTGACGTCGCCGGAAGTGGTCGTGTATCAATGGCGCATGGTCGTACATCTCAGGCGGTAGGCGTTAATGGTCAACTGGTCGAGTATCGCTATGATGGCACGGTTAAAACCATCTCAAACTGGCCTACAGACAGTGGATTTACGCAGTATGAGTTAGGTTCGGTTCGCGACATTACGCGCTTGCGCGGGCGTTATGCGTGGTCAAAAGACGGCACTGATTCATGGTTTATCACTGACCTTGAAGACGAATCGCATCCTGACCGCTACAGTGCACAATATCGCGCAGAATCGCAGCCGGACGGCATCATCGGTATCGGCACATGGCGAGACTTCATCGTCTGCTTTGGTTCATCGACGATTGAGTATTTTTCCCTGACTGGTGCAACCACCGTTGGTGCCGCTTTGTATGTCGCACAGCCATCACTGATGGTGCAGAAAGGCATTGCCGGGACTTACTGCAAAACGCCGTTTGCTGACTCGTATGCGTTCATCAGCAATCCGGCAACAGGTGCGCCGTCTGTATACATCATCGGCTCCGGTCAGGTATCACCAATCGCCAGCGCGAGCATTGAGAAAATACTACGCTCCTACACTGCTGATGAACTGGCTGAAGGCGTGATGGAATCGCTGCGGTTTGATGCGCATGAGTTGCTGATTATCCATCTTCCGCGCCACGTACTCGTGTACGACGCATCTTCAAGCGCCAATGGTCCGCAATGGTGTGTGCTGAAAACAGGCCTGTATGACGATGTGTACCGCGCTATAGACTTCATTTACGAAGGCAATAAGATAACGTGCGGCGATAAGCTGGAGTCCGTGACCGGGAAATTGCAATTCGATATCAGCAGCCAGTACGACAAGCAACAGGAACACCTGTTGTTTACTCCGTTGTTCAAAGCAGATAACGCCAGAGTTTTCGACCTTGAGGTTGAGTCGTCAACTGGAGTTGCGCAGTATGCTGACCGCCTTTTTCTCTCTGCAACCACTGACGGCATCAATTACGGGCGTGAGCAGATGATTGAGCAGAATGAACCGTTCGTTTACGACAAACGTGTTTTGTGGAAGCGAGTAGGGCGCATCAGGAAAAATGTCGGCTTCAAATTGCGCGTTATCACGAAGTCACCTGTCACTCTGTCTGGCTGCAAGATAAGGATTGAGTAATGGCGGATTCGAATCTCAATGTGCCGGTAATCATTCAGGCTACACGGCTCGACACATCAGTCCTTCCACGCAATATCTTCTCGCAGTCGTATCTGCTTTACGTTATCGCACAGGGTACTGATGTTGGTAACGTGGCTAACAAAGCCAACGAGGCCGGACAGGGCGCTTATGACGCACAAGTCAGGAACGATGAGCAGGATGTGATTCTCGCTGACCATGAGCAGCGAATTTCTGCTGCGGAAGCAACGCTTGTTAATCATGAGGAGCGAATCAGCCAGGCAGAATCAACTCTTCAGGAACATGAAACGCGAATCGCTCAGAATGAAAGCGATATTGCGTCGCTTGATACCAGAGTTCAGTCGCTGGAGTCGCAGGTTTCAGACCATGAAACGCGCATTGATGCTCTGGAGTATGCCACCACGCGCAAGAAATCAGAGGTTGTTTACTCAGGGGTATCGGTAACAATTCCGACAGCATCTACTAACCTTGTTGACCTGCTGAAAACACTCACGCCGTCATCCGGCACGCTGGCACCATTCTTCGACACCGTTAACAACAAGATGGTTGTGTTCAACGAGAACAAAACCTTGTTCTTCAAGCTGTCGATCGTCGGGACGTGGCCCAGCGGAACCGCCAACAGGTCAATGCAGCTAACCTTTTCCGGCTCTGTTCCTGATACGCTGGTCAGCAGTCGTAATGCGGCGACAACAACCGACAACATCCTGTTAGCTACATTCTTCAGCGTGGATAAAGACGGATTTCTTGCCACAAATGGCAGTACGTTAACCATTCAGTCAAATGGGGCGGCGTTTACTGCCACAACCATCAAGATAATCGCGGAGCAGTGATGATTCAGTTCAAACCAACGCGAAACATCGACCTGATCGAAGCAGTCGGAAATCACCCTGACATTATTGCCGGAAGCAACAACGGTGATGGATACGACTACAAGCCTGAATGCCGTTACTTTGAGGTTAACGTGCACGGTCAGTTTGGCGGCATTGTTTACTATCAGGAAATTCAGCCGCTTACATTCGATTGCCACGCCATGTACCTGCCAGAGGTTCGTGGATTCAGCAAGGAAATCGGGCTGGCGTTCTGGCGATACATTCTTACTAACACCACCGTTCAGTGCGTCACATCGTTCGCTGCGCGCAAATTCCGCCACGGTCAGATGTACTGCGCAATGATTGGCCTTAAGCGTGTAGGAACCATCAAGAAATACTTCAAAGGCGTGGATGACGTGACTTTTTACAGCGCAACACGCGAAGAACTAATCGACTTCCTGAATCACGGGAGATAGCCATGTTATATGCATTTAAGCTGGGCAGAAAACTGCGCGGCGAGGAACCTTATTGCCCTGAAAAAGGCGGGAAAGGTGGCAGCTCTGATAAAAGCGCAAAGTATGCAGCAGAAGCTCAGAAGTATGCAGCAGACCTGCAAAATCAGCAGTTCAACACCATCATGAACAACCTGAAGCCGTTTACTCCTCTGGCTGATAAGTATGTCGGCAGCCTCGAGAACTTATCGTCTCTGGAAGGGCAAGGTCAGGCACTTAACCAGTATTACAACTCTCAGCAGTACAAAGATCTTGCTGGTCAGGCTCGCTATCAGAGTCTGGCGGCAGCGGAAGCAACAGGTGGATTGGGTTCCACTGCAACCGGTAATCAGTTAGCAACAATCGCACCAACGCTTGGTCAGCAATGGCTATCTGGTCAGATGAACAACTACCAGAATCTGGCAAATATTGGTCTTGGCGCACTGCAAGGTCAGGCAAACGCCGGGCAGACATATGCCAACAACATGAGTCAGATTTCGCAGCAAAGTGCGGCTCTTGCAGCGGCAAATGCCAACAGACCATCAGCAATGCAATCTGCTATTGGCGGAGGTGCGTCTGGTGCTATTGCTGGGGCTGGACTTGCGAAATTAATTGGTTCATCAACTCCGTGGGGTGCTGGTATCGGTGCTGGTATCGGTCTGCTTGGTTCACTGCTTTATTAAGGGGTAATCAATGGCTACGTGGCAACAGGGTATTAATTCTGGTGGTTTTCTGGCTGGCATCGGTACGCAAAATGAGAATGCGCCAAAGGCAAGCGACATTAACGCAACGCTTGGTATGATCCGCGAAAACAATGAACTGGCTCGCTCAGGTGCAAATAACGTTGGCCTGACCGCGTTACGTGGTCTGGCTGGAGTTGCTGATATTTACAATCAGGAACAGCAACAGAAAGCTATTAGTGCGTTCAATAAGGTTCACGCTGATGCATGGGCTTCTGGTGATCCATCGGGACTATTTAAGTTTTCCCAGGAAAATCCAGCGTTTGTTGCACAGGCACAACAGGCGTTTTCCGGTCTTAATGATCAGCAACGCAACGATATGGGCGATTTAGCCATGAGGGCTAACGTCGCTCTTTCTCAGGGACCGGAAGCCTACAGTAAATTCATTACTGACAACAAGGACAGGTTAAATCGCGTTGGTGCTAATGCTGACTGGATGATTCAGACAGGTATCCAGAATCCAGAGCAGCTATCACACATGCTGACTACTATGTCTCTCGGTGCGCTTGGACCAGAAAAGGCGTTTGCTGTTCAGGACAAGATGGCTGGTCGTGAGATTGACCGAGGCAGGCTGGCAGAGACAATCCGCAGCAATCAGGCTGGAGAAGCACTTCAGGCGAGAGGGCAAAACCTTTCCTATCAGTCAGCAATGACTGGGCACAATATCGCAGCACAACGCTTGGCTCTGGATCAGCAAGAGTTCGGGTTTAAGATGCAGCAAGCGCAGGAAAAGGCTCAGCAGTTGATTAGCGAAGCACCTAAGCTGTCAGTAAACATGGAAAAAGGCATCGAGACGGCTGTAAACAATGCCACAGCATCATCAAACTCAGCCAATTCCATGAGTGCGCTTGCTCAACAGTTCAGAGCAGAAAAACCAACGACCGGCTTGTTCGGTAACGCACAGAACATGTTCGCAAAACTTACCGGAAGCGATACGACATTGCGTGATTTGCGCATTCGCCAAAATGCCCTTGTTAACAGTCAGGTTCTTAAATTCCTACCTCCCGGACCAGCAACGGATAAAGACGTTGAGATCGTTCGACAGGGTGCGCCAACTGACATGGATAACCCTGAGACGGTCGCAAGATGGCTTGATGCAATGGCAAACCTTGAGCGACGAAACGCGCAGTTTAATGAGTTTAAAGCTGAGTGGATGAGCGCGAATGGCAACCCTGGACAATCGCGTAATGGCGGTCAGATATTGGGGTTGGATGTTAAAAAAGGTGAATCATTGGGGAGTGCCGTTAAGCGGTATATGTCAATGAATACTGACGCAGCGCCAGCACAAGATTCGACACCTTCAGGAGAACCACGGAATCAGTTTGGATCATATACCTCAAAATCAGGCATTCAATTTACGGTGGAATGATGAAAGTAACTGCAAACGGTAAGACATTTACCTTTCCTGATGGTACGAGCACCGAAGATATTGGCACCGCCATTGATGAGTATTTTGCTGGTCAGGCTGTTCAGCAACAAACAGTTAATCAGGCCAATAATGCACCAACACGGGAAGAACCATCATTGATGCAACAAGCTGGCGATTGGCTCACTGGTGGTCAAAGTGCAGGGCAAATTGCGGAACAGGCTGGTCGTGGTCTGGTAAACATACCATTTGACGTATTGCAGGGCGGCGCAAGTCTGATTAATGCAATCAGTCAGGGGCTTGGTGGACCCAAGGTTTTGGATGATGTTTATCGTCCAGTAGACAGACCGACAGACCCCTACGCGCAAGCCGGTGAAACAATTGGTGGGTATTTAGTTCCAGGAGTTGGAACGGCAGGAAGCATGGCTATTGGATCACTGGCAGAGGCCGCAAATCAGAAAGGCGATTTCGCACAAAATGCAGCTAAAAATGCCGGAGTTAACCTTGCCGCTCAGGGTGTTCTTTCCGCAGCAGCAAAGGGAATAGGGCGTGGAATAACGGCTATAAAAGGTGATATTGCGCCAGAAGTGGCGAAGAAAATTGCCACATCAGAATCGATGGGCGTGACACCAATGACATCTGATGTTATCCCGCCGAAAAATGCTTTCACTCGCGGCCTTACTCAGGATGCCGAGGGGGCTTTGCTCGGGACAGGCTCAAAGCGAGCGGAGCAATATGCAACGCGTAGTAAGTTGGTAAGTAATTATTTTGACCGTTTTGGTGAGTACAACCCGGATGATGTGGTGAAATCTCTGACCACCACGTTAAGGGGACGGAAGGATGCCGCTGGCGCTGTTATCAATGACGTCACCAATAAAATGGGGAATGCCGCAGTTGATACCACAAATACTATGAATGCTCTGAATACAGCGATCGCAAGACAGGAACGGCTTGGGACGTCTGCCAATCAAAGCCTGCTTACATCCTTGCGTAACCTACGTGAAGAATTAGCAAACCCTGCAACTGATTTGGATGTTACGTTTGATCTCTTGCGTCAGCACAGAACAGCATTTAGATCTAATGTTCAGGGAGATGCTATGGTCTTCCCCAACCAGGCAAAAGCAGCTACCAATATGGTAGAGAATGCAATGTCAAAAGACCTTCGTAACGCAGTTGCTAAAAACCTCGGTGCATCAGACGCAGCAAAATACCTTAAAGCAAATTCCGATTATGCAAACGTTTATAATAAGGTGCTTAATAAAAACATTGCCAACAAGCTCAACAAGGCAAGCAGTGAAGCCAGTCCTGAACTTATAAATACCGTTGTATTAAGCAGAAAACCATCTGACGTGAAACGAATCTGGAGCGCATTGGATGATAAAGGGAAAGATGCTATGCGTGCAGCTTACGTCAGCAAAATAGCGGAAAAGGCCGGTGACTCTCCAGCCAAGTTCATCACTGAAGTTAATAAGCTTAAATCTCAGTCAGGCGGTGAAATTTACAACACTATTTTTTCTGGAAAGCACATGAAAGAGCTCGATGCTCTTCATGAAGTTCTACAGCAAACAGCAAGGTCAGACACCGCAAATGTAGTAACTCAGACGGGGCAATCACAAGCCAACAGGATAAGGACGATTGGCGCAACTGCGACTCTTGGAGTATCAATGGGGATTGAGGCTGGTTTTGGTGCAATGATGCGTTTGTATGAGTCCAAAGCAGCAAGGAATGCGCTCTTACGTCTGGCAAACACTAAAGCTGGAACGCCAGCTTATGAAAGAGCGCTAAATCAGGCTGCTACTGCCGTGCGCCCGCTCTTAGCTAACGAAGCGACCCGGCAGTAGCACTGTAAGCCAAGGACGGCATTTATTTTATAGTTTTTATGAATTCTTTATTAAATCCCTTAGCTTCTCCGGGGTATCTTCCAAAGACAATTTTTATAAAAACAGAAAAAATAAAGATAGCAACGCTTAACAACAGTTGCAGTATCATTGGAACCCAAAGAACTACAGGCTCTATATTCATGAAACCAAATATTCTTCCGGCGATCATGGCGAAGTACCACACTGTTATCAGCAAACTTAGTGGCATATGAATTACTGATATTACCAATCCAAGAGCATCAGTAATTCTATTTTCAAATTTTTCAGGGGAAAACTTTTCTTTAAGGTAATTCAGTGCGCAGGCCTCATTCTCTGGATTTTCAGCATTTTTCCCTATAGCAATAGAAATCTCAGATATCCTTGATTCAATTCTTTTTCGTTTAATAAAACTAGAAAAAAAGAACCACGCAATCTGCAACCCTATCCCCATAAATAGAGTTGCGGCAACTAGCACAGCGTAACTCATAGAATCAGACACACCAACCTCTTTAGTTTTTCTAGTTACTTTGTCACGATAGGATATGCGAATTGATAAAACTAAATTGCGCACATGATAACTCAGTAATAATTGTTAATGAAAACATGATCACCTATATTGCACAAGGCGAAACAGGAAGCATAATCTGGTTTCATGAGTGTGATCACGTTTGGGTAAATCAAAGTCAAGAGGAAATACTTGAAATTATCAAAAATAACTATCTAAACGTTGCACACGACTCATCTATCCATTTTTCATAAAATTGTATACCGAGATAGGCAAGAACAGATGGATGTATATCAACAAGCTTTTCGCCAAGATGTTCTGTTGGAGGTGGATAATCTTTGCCTTGGTTTCTTACGGTTATAGGCATAGTTGTTGCTGGATGAAACTCAACTATCATAGGGTCGCCTTCGTATTTTGCTATTTTCCCTGTTGAATCAATGATTAACTCTTTAATATAATGGCTTCTTGCTCCCGGAAATGCCCCAAGAGTAGTATAAGGAGGTTCAAGTTTTGAGATTTCCATAGTGGAATGATGATCAGCATTTCTTGCTTGGTGAAGGTAAGCAAGTGTTTTGTCTGTTTTTCTAAGCATGAACTTTTGGTTGAAGTGGCTGCTAAATTTTCCACTAACCGGCTTTGTTGCACAGAGCAACTTACTGAAAGACTTTTCTATATGCCCAAGACATTCTCGCCAGTGCATTTCAAAATCATCATGGTTTGTAGATGATTTCATCTGCTCTAGGCACTTTTTAGCTGCGATGATTTCTTTTTTTGCTGGGTTGTAATCGATCATTTTGCATCCTTGCCATACATGTTTTTAAGTGTCTCAAATACCACAGACTTGAACTGTTCAGCCTGCATCTCGGCTAATCGTTCAGCTTCATTGCGATAACCTTTTACAGGAGATGGTCTCGATAGAGCATCTTGGACGATTTGCAACAATTCTGAGTTCATTGATCTACCATTTGACTCTGCTCTGTATTTTAATTTTTCTCTTACTTCCAAAGGCATGCGGAAGTTAAAGTGCGGATCATCTCTAGCCATGCCATCACTCCAAGTTAGTGTATTGACATGATAGAAGCACTCTACTATATTCTCAATAGGTCCACCGTGGACCTATATTGTGAGGTGAACATGAAAGGAATGAGCAAAATGCCGCAGTTCAATTTGCGGTGGCCTAAAGAAGTATTGGATTTGGTACGCAAGGTGGCGGAAGAGAATGGTCGGTCTGTTAACTCTGAGATTTATCAGAGAGTAATGGACAGCTTTAAGAAGGAAGGGCGTATTGGCGCGTAAAGTTGAAGCCCCAACTGCGGGAACAGTCAGGGCTTCTGTTGTCAGTAAATTCGTGGAGAAAAACCAACATGAATAGTATAGCAATTTTAGAAGCAGTGAACACCTCTTACGTACCTTTCAATGGTCAGCAGATTATCACCGCCATGACTGCCGGAGTTGCATATGTTGCGATGAAGCCAATCGTTGAAAACCTTGGAATGAGCTGGTCAACGCAGCAAACAAAACTCATGAAGCAGATTAGCAAATTCAACTGTGTTCATATGAACATGGTTGCCGCTGATGGTAAGCTTCGTAAGCTACTCTGCCTTCCTTTGAAGAAGTTAAATGGATGGCTGTTCAGCATCAACCCTGAGAAAGTTCGTGCTGACATCCGCGATAAACTGATTCAGTACCAGGAAGAATGCTTTACTGTGCTGCATGACTACTGGACGAAGGGAAAGGCAGAAAATGCACGTAAGAAAACATCTGTTGATGACAGGACTCCGCTTCGTGATGCTGTAAATATGCTAGTCAGCAAAAAGCATCTAATGTACCCAGAAGCTTATGCAATGATTCATCAGCGTTTCAACGTGGAAAGTATTGAAGAGCTTGATTCATCTCAGATACCGCAAGCAGTAGAGTACATCCACAGGGTAGTGCTTGAAGGCGAGTTCATCGGCAAACAAGAGAAGAAAACCAACGAGCTTTCTGCAAAAGAAGCAAACAGCCTTGTATGGTTATGGGATTATGCCAACCGCTCACAGGCATTATTCCGCGAACTGTATCCGGCGCTAAAACAAATTCAATCGAACTATTCCGGCAGATGCTACGACTACGGTCATGAGTTCTCGTATGTTATCGGAATGGCGAGAGACGTTTTAATAAACCACACACGAGATGTTGATATTAATGAGCCAGACGGACCAACGAATCTCTCCGCATGGATGAGACTTAAGAATAAAGAATTGCCTCCTTCAGTACATAACTACTGACAGATAACCAACGCAACGACCCAGCTTCGGCTGGGTTTTTTTATGCCCAAAATTCACCGCAGCAACTAAGCGGCGATGGCCTTGATGGATAGCACTACGAAATTTTCGTAGTTCAAAAACCAAACAAATACCAACCGTAGCCATGCTGCGGCGATTCCTTGTATCTGGAGCAAATTAAATGACAGACATTACAGCCAATGTTGTGGTAAGCATGCCTTCGCAACTCTTCACTATGGCGCGTTCTTTTAAAGCCGTAGCCAATGGAAAAATTTATATCGGTAAAATTGACACTGACCCTGTAAATCCTGAAAACCAGATTCAGGTTTATGTGGAGAACGAAGACGGCTCTCACGTTCCTGTTTCGCAACCAATCATCATTAATGCTGCTGGATATCCGGTATATAACGGACAGATTGCCAAATTCGTAACTGTGCAAGGCCATTCAATGGCTGTATACGATGCGTATGGTGCGCAGCAGTTCTATTTTCCTAATGTGCTGAAGTATGACCCTGATCAGCTGGAGCAAAGACTTTCAAGTACATCAGGAGCATCATTAATAGGTATAGATAAATATGGTACAATTGAGAATGCAATTAAATATTCAATAAAGTATGTAACACCAGAAATGTATATCTCACAGTCCTCAGACATAACCGAGGCTATTCAGATGGCAATTGATGATTGTGAGGTTGTATATATGGAACCTACCGACTACCTTATTGAAAGAACCATAAATATACCTGATGGCAGGGTTATTTATCTTGGCGGATCAAAGTTAACAGCTTCTACAGGTAGTTCTCCTATATTTAAGTATAATGGGAAAAATATCGGATTAACAATTTGGGGCGGCAGCTGCATTGTTACAGGAGCGGCAAGTGCATTCTTAGAGGCTGAAGGTGATAGCGACACACCTAGCAATGAAGACTATATTAAACAGATAAGACTTTACGGTGTTCATGTATCATCTTCAATGATAACATATGCGCTTTTGTTAAAAAAAGCAGTTCGTCAAATATTTATTGATTCCTGCATGTTTTATACCGTAAATGGGATTGTTTCATCAGGGAAAACAGTAGAGTTGGCTTGCAATAAGAGCATTGTATTTGGGGCGACAACGGCTACTGATACTGTTGGAATTGGCATTTATAGTACTGGAACCGGTGGCCCTTATTATAATGAGGGATGGCATTTTACCGATTGCACAATAGATAATTTTGAAAGAACATTTGATGTCTCTGATATATATGTGTTAACTGTCAATGGTGGATTTATAGGAAATAACTCAAATACTGGATTTGCTATGTATTTTGGAGAGGGAAATACAACTCATTGTAGAGAAATTAATGTTAATACAGTCATAGGAGGTAGGGTTAAGTTTAACAACGCCACTATCGAGAGATTGTGTCATGCAAAATTTAGCGGTGAGATAACCTACTGCAAGGGTGGGAGTGGGGTGTGTTTTGCCATTGGCAATAATATATCTGCAGTTGATGTTATTGGTATGAAGTTTACAACTAATACAGGACACGTTGTAGCAACTGTTGGTAATGGTTCTTCAAATATTCATTTTTCTGATATAAGCACAGACTCTTCACACATCTCTGGAATATTGTTTTCTGGCACCGATGGTGGTAATTGTTCAATATCAGACTTTTCATACTCAGGAGCAGGGGAGGCTTTATCACTTCCAAGGCCTGTTAAGCTTTCAAACGTACCAGTCATCGGTGTTGCTACACCTGTTTTTTCAATAAAAAATGATTTTGTATCTTCTAACAAGATAGTAGCAATAGGTTCAAATATAAATCAGTTGCAGATGACAATCGCTAAAGGTAGTAGAATTTCAATAAATATAAACATTTCTTACCTTGGTGGTGCTGGAAGCACGGCGCAAGTAATAGGAATTACTGCGCCAAGTGGTACTATACTTCCAAATGGCAGCAATAGTATGCAATTCACTCTTCCTGAGGCTAATGGAAGTGTTACTTTAAATGTAATTGCCTCAGTTTCTACTGATTTCATTAATGGATCTTTTACCATAGATAACAGGGCTGGGAATACATTAACTGTTATGCCCGGCTCTCATCTTTCAGTTACTCTATCGAATTGATAAATATAATAAACCTAGTGTTAATTATTATCACTAGGTTTATTTTCTCACTCGCATTTCTTACTAAAATCAATTACAAATACAGTTTTATTATATTTTATGTCGTAAAATTCTGTAGAGGATGTGCTATCAAATGAGCAATAAGTCGATGCTTTGAATGTGAATTTTGCATTCTCGAAGAAGCTAAAACTCATAGCCACAACGAAACCTGCGAAGTTCGCCATAGCTTGATTTGTATGCGCTGCATAGATACATACACCAAAAACCACCCAGTGTATAAGTGTGTTCAGTACACCAATTGAGGTGTACCTTGCAAATATATTTAACATTTATTTAATCAATGAGTTCTGAAAGGCATGAAGTCTATCATCCAAGTCTCAATCGATCGATGACTTGCTATGGTTGATGAGACAAACAAAGTTTTGTACTGGATTGCAAGGCTTTGTGCTCTTCGATAGTGGTTAAGGTGGATCACTCCACCTTTTCATCAAGCCAGTCCGCCCACCACTGCATCATTTCTCTGCGCTTATCGAGATACTGAGCATGGTTGTAAATTCCACGTACAGATCCGCCGTTGGCATGTGCCAGTTGCACTTCAATGGCGTCGGCAGGCCATTCGTGCTCGTTCATAATTGTGCTGAATTCATGCCTGAATCCGTGACCGCTTTCCAGACCCTCATAGCCGATTTGTTTGATCACAAGCAATACCGCGTTCTCGCAGATTGGCTTCTTCTTATCGTTGCGACCGGCAAAAACAAACTCTGATACTGGTTTAGTGATTGAGCTTAGCGTAGTGAGAAGTTCAACCACCTGGTCTGACATAGGAACCACATGAATTTTGCGACCCTTCATCACACTGGCGTCGATGGTGATAATCCTGTTTTCAAAATCGACGTTCTTCCATTGCATGGAACGAAGCTCTTTCGTTCTTAGGGCTGTATAGCGTAAAACCTTGGTCGCAATGAGCGATACGATGCTTCCTGAAAATGTTGCCAGTGCTTTGTTAAATGCCGGGATCTGGTCTGCAGGAAGAAACGGGAAGTTTTTCTTGCGGTATCCCTTCATGGCGTCAGCAAGGTCAGGTGCCGGGTTATATTTAGCCCTACCAGTGACAATAGCGTAACGGAAAACCTCGCCACATCTTCTGCGTGCTTTGTTGGCTCGCTCCATTGCACCGCGATCTTCAAATCTGCGGATTACTTCCAGCAGTTGCATCGGCTCAATATCCTGAATCTCAAGACCGCCGATGATGGGTAAAATGTCGTCATCAAACATTTTGGCAAGTTCAGTTGCATAGCCTACTGACCAGACTTGCTTCTTGTGCTCGTACCATTCCTTGTAAATCGCACTAAATGAATTGTTGTTAGACGAAGCCTTTTTCGCCTTTACCGGATCGATGCCAACCGAGATGTCTTTCCTCGCAGTCCATGACTTATCCCTTGCTTCCTGCAAAGTCATAAGCGGATATTTTCCGACGGTCAGGATTTTCTCTTTACCGTCAATCTTGTAGCGAAGCTGCCATACCTTTTTCCCGGATACAGGAACATAAAGGTACAGGCCATTACCATCGAGAAGGCGGTATGGTTTTTCTTTCGGCTTTGCTGCTTCAATCTGCTTAACGGTGAGCATGGGTAAAAATCCGGTGGGTAAAATTATTTTATCCACTTTTTACCCGTCATGGAGTGCGGCTGTCAACGATCTGAAGCGAACCATGACGAACTATGAATCTACGGAAGGCTTGATATTAAGGGGATTTTGCGGACTGGTACGGATGGGAGCGAACTGATAAATGGTGTCCCCTGCAGGAATCGAACCTGCAATTAGCCCTTAGGAGGGGCTCGTTATATCCATTTAACTAAGAGGACAATGCGGCATGAGTATACCCGCTAATGGACTGCGGGGTAAGTACGCTGCCGCTCGATTGCTTAAACCCTCGCCATTTATGCTGGGTTTTTATCATTTTTCTTAATGTTTTCCGCACGTTCTGCTTTTTGGCGTGCTTCTGCTTTACGCTTGTTGCTCATGTCGTTACGAATCTGTGCATGACTCATTAACGCGAAGATAAAGGTGCCGCCGCAGATGTTCCCCGCTAAAGTAGGTAGTGCGAAGGGCCAGATGAAATCGCTCCAGTGCAGCGTGCCGTTAAACACCAGATAGAGGATTTCAACAGAACCGACAACGATGTGGGTGGTGTCACCCAGTGCAATAAGCCAGGTCATCAAAATAATCACCACAATCTTTGCCGCACCCGCTGCAGGAAACATCCAAACCATAGTGGCGATCAGCCAGCCGGAAATGATCGCGTTGGCAAACATCTCGCTGGGGGTGTTCTTCATCACATCCATGCCGATTTTGACAAATGCATCGCGAGTTTCTTCATTGAAGATAGGCATATATTCAAATGCCCATGCAGCAATACCTGTCCCGAGAATATTACCCAGCAGCACGACGCCCCATAATCGCATAAGTAAGCCGACGTTGCTCATTGTCGGTTTTTGCATGACGGGTAGTACCGCAGTCACGGTGTTTTCGGTAAATAATTGCTGGCGGGCCATAATGACGATAATAAAACCAAAGGTATAACCGAGATTCTCCAGTAAGAAGCTGCCTGGCACTCCTTCCAGTTCGACATGAAATATCCCTTTTGCCAGTAGCGAAGCGCCCATCGACAGACCCGCCGCAATGGCTGACCACAGTAGCGCCATTGCGTCGCGTTCCAGCTCTTTTTCACCATCCTGGCGGATATGCTCATGAATTGCCATCGCCCGGGAGGGGAGTCGGTCTTCATCTATTTCTATTTTTTTGCCGCGCTCTTTTTCTTCGCTCTCAACTTCAATTTCGTCGCTGTGTTGATCAATTTTGTCGTTGTCCAT